TGGTTGGCTCCGCCCCGGGCTTTACAACAGGGACTTCGGTCCCTGTTTTTTTGACTTTTGTTTGTGCATGTGTTACTATATACTACATGAAAAGATGCACAATACAAATACGTGACGAAGTAAACATCAAGATTGAAGGACTGGACTTGGATGCTCGCAAGGCCTTGGTCAATGCTTTCAAATATGAAAACCCTGCCGCACGTTATTTGCCAGCAGTTCGTTTAGGACGATGGGATGGCAAGGTAGCATACTTCCAACTAGGTGGCAGCACCTATGTGAACCTGTTGCCAGAGATCATGCCCATATTGGAAAAGTTTGACTATGATGTTGAACTGGATGACCAGCGTGACTATTCGAACACATTTAACTTTGAATCAGTAACTGAAACAAGTTTTGAACATGTGAAGTGGCCTAAGACACACCCGGCCGCAGGTGAGCCTATCATGTTGCGTGACTACCAAGTGGAAATCATCAACAACTTCTTGGCCAACCCACAGTGCATACAAGAAGTGGCCACAGGTGCAGGCAAAACCATTATGACAGCAGCCTTGAGCAATGCTGTGGCACCTTATGGACGCAGTATTGTTATTGTGCCCAACAAGAGTTTAGTAACACAAACTGAAGCAGACTACATCAACATGCAACAAGATGTTGGCGTGTACTTTGGCGACAGAAAAGAATACGGACGCACACACACAATATGCACTTGGCAGAGTCTAAACAACTTGTTGAAGAATACCAAGGCTGGAGTAGGCGACTGTACCATAGGTGAGTTTCTTGAAGATGTGGTGTGCGTGATTGTGGACGAAGTACACATGGCCAAGGCAGATGCACTCAAAACCTTGTTAACAGGCGTAATGGCTAGAGTGCCAATTCGCTGGGGTTTGACTGGAACTGTGCCCAAAGAAAAGTTTGAAAGCCAAGCACTGCTGGTCAGTCTTGGCCCTGTTATTGGCAAGCTCAGTGCCAGTGAACTGCAACAACAAGGTGTGTTGGCCAACTGCCATGTGAACATTGTGCAGTTGATTGATCACGTGGAGTACAAGGACTATCAAAGCGAGCTCAAATACTTGCTGGAAGAGTCTGGAAGACTGGACACCATGGCAGACTTGGTGCGTCAAGTAAACGAAACAGGCAACACTCTAGTGCTGGTAGACCGTACTGAGTGTGGTAGACAACTGGTTGCAAGGTTGGGTGACAAAGCAGTGTTTGTGTCGGGTGCAACCAAGGGATCAAAGAGGCAGGCAGAATATGACGAAGTGGCTGAAGCAACAGATAAAATTATTGTGGCAACCTATGGCGTGGCTGCTGTGGGCATCAATATTCCCCGTATTTTTAATCTTGTATTGGTGGAGCCTGGCAAAAGTTTTGTACGTGTTATCCAAAGCATCGGTCGTGGAATACGCAAAGCAGAAGACAAAGACCATGTTCAAATCTGGGACATAACTTCCACATGTAAATTTGCCAAGCGTCACTTGACCAAACGTAAACAATTCTACAAGGAAGCCAACTATCCCTTTACACAAGAAAAACTTGATTGGATGAAGATATTATGAAATACGATATTATAGTATGTGGCGATAGTTTTAGTTGTGCCCCAAAAAATGGTAATCCCAAGACTGGAGAACGAGATCATTACAGTCAAATTTTACAAGATCAATTTGGCTATAAAGTATTAAATCTAGCTCGTGGTAGTATGAGTAACCTGGGTATTTGTTTTCAAATAAGGGAGGCAATTAGTATTGGATGCCGTTACGTGACATATCATAAAACATGGTCTGGTAGAATAAATTTAATAGTTAATCAGACATTTAATGTTGAGAATGGATTAAAAAATTTTATATACCCATTTTCTGGAGACGAAAGCACTTATTGTAAATATGTTGGTCACAATAGTAAAATAGTTACAGATCGAGGCGTTGGAACACCAGACAACAACGCAGGAATTTTTTCCACAGTGTGGCAAGGACTTGATAAAAATTCCACAGTGAATATATCAAAAGATCAATTGCAAGCCATAGATGCATATCTGAAGCATTTGTTTCACGAAGGACTACAAGATGAAGTTGATTCGTGGATGTTTCAACACTGGCACCAAAAAATACTCAATGCTGGAATAACTCCAATTGAGCTCACTGACACAAATTTTGCTGAACCTATGTTCAACTACTACAAAACAGGAAAGCCAGAAAATGATCCATATCATACTGACACAGAAACTCAGGTACTAATGGCACAAAGAATAAATCAAATTATTTTAGAAATAAAACAATGAGCTTAGATTTTATGAAAGACGACGGGGTCTTCATGCCCATGTTGAATGATACTGGACGTAATATTTTTTACAAAACTGCATTAGAGTTAGCTGCACCAGGAAAAGTAATTTGTGACATCGGCACCGGCACAGGTTTCTTAAGTGTGCTGGCAGTGCATGCTGGAGCAAAACATGTGATTGCAGTTGAAAGAGATTTGCAAAGGTATCAATATACCAAATCAATCATTGAAAAATTGCAGATGACTGATCGCATTGAATTGATACATGGGGACTTTCTCAACCTTGACATCAAGGCAGATGTGTATGTGTCAGAAACTATCAACACACAAATATTTGGTGAAGATATAATAAAATTATCCAACCATGCACAGCGACACGGTGGAGAGTTTATACCTGGTCAATTTAAAATTCACGCAGAAGTGTATCAAATGCACCCAATATTTGTGGTCGATCAATCGGGGTCAGAAGCATTTGAATATCAGCCTGACATTGATGTTGATCCTGCATTTGCCAGCATTATCAATCAAGATTTTCAGCAACAGTACAGCCTTGCGGACACACGTTACCAAGCCAATCAACTCAATAGATTTTTTAAAATGCTGCCAGAGTTCACTGATCTGAAACTGACAAAATATCACCAAACTCAACCAATCACAGTTGACTTGAATCAACTAAACAATGATTCAGATCTCACTGTTACAATTCCTTTCAATGACATTAGACGATTTCGACAAAGCATGTATGTGGTGTTGTTTTGGCAAGCTGAATATGGCCCAGTGACAATGAATTGCAGAGATGTTTGGTTTGGTAACGTCGCCAAACACATCATGGGAGCCACAAACGATATTGTGTTTCGTTATGATCCTCAGATACGCAACTGGCGGTTGACTTATTGACACAAACACTGTAAACTAAACACATGCGAATTTTAACCTTAGACAACATTCATTACGACCTAGATCATTTGCCTGAAGAAGTAGATGACATGCGATTTGCCATACTAGACAACTCAAACCCACAAGAGCCAGACTATCATTTCATTCCGCTGATCTTTTTGGAAAGTTTCAATGCACCTGCACTGGTGCTACGCATTGGCGAGAACACCATAAAGATGCCTATGGACTGGCAAATACTCATTGGTGAGCCTGAGATAGGTGATCTAGAAGTGCTGCCGTTGACATCAATCAATGACCGTGGCTTTAGAGTGTTTCAATTCAACCCACTCACAAGTTTTCGTCCCAGTTTTCCAGACATTGAAATCTTGGATGTATATCATGAGGTATCTTGGTATGCACCCAAGCTAAAGAATGGACAGTTGCTTGCTGTGCCATTAAACGATGATCCTGATCCAGACTGCGTGTACTTTGTCAAAGACATCAGTCGCAACTGTGAGATAGTAGACTACAACAAATCATGGTGACACATGCCTTATACTGAACCCCAAATATTTGAAATCGTCAATCGCTTGTCCAAGATTTACTTGGAAAGTTATCCAGAGGATAAAGAAGGACTAGAACGATTCCTACGCTGGGCACATTTTCAATATGGCTACAAGTATGGGAACTCTTAAACCCGGTGCCACTTACATCTACGAACGAAACGGCAATGAAGTGTATGCTCGTGAGTCTGGTGCTGACCCTAGCACCAGACAACTAATGGGCTATGCATATGATCCAGTAACTGGACATCATGTTGATTACGACAGCAGAACATCAGATGGCAGGCCCTTGTTTGATCACCTCCAGGAAAGTAAGATGTGGGGCGAAATTCGGCAGCTGGCCAAGACCAATCCTGCTTTACAAGATGCCTTGGAACGTGCTATAATGATATACAAGTTAATCAAGGTAGAGAAGTGAGCGATAAACTAAACATTGCCAACGAGATGCGACAACTGGATCGCAAAAACAGAAACTTCTATCGCGAACTCACAGACGAGGAACGCAAGAAATTCTCTAACTATCTCATGATTCGTTGGGCAAGTTGTGTTGAAGGCAGCCGAGAAATGCAAGAGTTCTATTTGATCTCCACCAATGAACGATTGAACAAACACTTCTTTAATATTAACCGGCATCCTGAACTACAATGGTTGTGTGCCACCACAGTGAGTCCAGACATGGGCACACCCAGACACAACTGGATCTCACCCAAGAAAAAAGAAACAGGTACTGGCGCAAGTGCTATTAGAAAGCAGTTGGCAGAACTGTTTCCCACATACAAAGAAGATGAAATAGCCATGCTGGCCACAATGACCACAAAGAAAGAACTAGATCAATACATTAGAGACCATGGTCGAGACACTAAGTGAACTCACTTGCGGCTACTGCAAGAAAACATTCAGGCGTGCCGAAAGTCTTGTGGTGCATTTGTGCGAACCCAAACGACGACGTCAAGAACGCAGTGAACGTGGCGTTGAATTGGGCTTTCAATCCTACTTGCGGTTCTATGAAATTGCACAAGGTTCGGCAAAACTAAAAACATTCGATGACTTTGCAGACAGCCCTTATTACAAGGCCTTTGTAAAGTTTGGCAGATACTGTGTGGCTACAAAAGCAATCAATCCTGCACAGTTCACAGCCTGGTTGTTAAAGCACAACAAAAAAATTGACAACTGGGGTTCGGACAAAATCTACACTGAGTATTTGTTGGACTATTTGAAAGTGGAAGCAGTGGCAGATGCCTTGGCACGAGCAGTGGAGTTTGGTATAGACTGGAGTGAAAAACATTCAGCACCCGCCAATGATTGTTTGCGTTATGGCAGCACACATGCCATGTGCTATGC